CTAACTTTCCGGCCCGAACAGCGCCTCCCCAACCTTCGACGCCGCCGAAACCTTCATCTCATCCAGGACATGCTGATACCGGGCCAGCATTGACGCCTGCGACCAACCCATCACATCCATCACCACCCGCGGATCCACACCCAACGCCAACAGCACCGTCGCCGCCGTATGCCGCGCATCATGAACCCGCATCCCCGTCACACCATGAGCCTTCGTGAACGCCTTCCACGCCGCCCGATCCGCCTTATTACCAATCGGTCGACCGTCCCGCCGGGAAAACACCAAATCCCAAGCCACCCCCTGGGCATCCACGAAACCAACCCAACGCGAACCCTCCTCCACCTTCCACCGCTCTTGCATCACCTTCTGCCGCCTCAATGCCTCCACCAGCGGGGACGGCAACGCCGCTGACCGCACACCAGCCTCAGACTTCGTCCTCATCATCTGAAACCCCCACCCTTCCGTTCAGGGCACGATGCTGCCCGGACCTTGCACATGCCCCCGCAGCCGTGTTTCCAAGGCAACGTCCCCAACTCGCGTTCAACCCTGATCACACCCCGGTTAAGGTCCAGGTCCGGCCAGCACAATCCCAGCCGCTCACCCTGCCGAAGCCCCAACGCCAAAGCCACCATGAACCCCGGCCCCCACACCTCATCCTTGCTGGCGGCCGCCACTAGCTCCCGTGCCTTGGCAGGGGTGATGACGGTCGGCTTGAACGGTGCTGCCTTGGGAGGTTTTACCCCCATCATGGGGTGTCGCCCAAGGCGGCCCCGGGCAATGGCATCAGTGAGGAGTTTGGACAGGATCCGGTGAACTTGTAGCACGGTCGTCTCCGAGCGCCCGGCCGCCCGCATGCGGGCCTCGATCCGGTCAATATGCACCGACGATAGATACTCGAGCCGTACATCGGCTTCCGGGTGCGTTAGCACCCAGCGGCGCAGGTATCCGCGGTACCCGTTCAACGTCCGCTCCACGACCTGGTGGGCGGCGATCGTATCCAGCCAGATCTCGATCCACGCCCCGAGGGTTGTCTTCGACGGGTCGGCGAGGACACCGTTGGCGAGGTTGTTGCGGTATTGCTTGGCTGCGGCGACGACGGCGGCGCGGGTCTGTTTGGTGAAGGTTTTGCGGATCGGTTGACCGGTCGTGGTGTTGGATACGCGGAGGCTGATCTGCCAGCGCCCGTCCTTGCGTTGAAACGGTTTCGATCCTTCGCCGTTGTCTCGGCGACTGTTTTTAGGCATGAGTTCCTCCATCGTCCCGTCGCTGCTGCGTCCAGGCTTCCCAACGTCGACGCTTCACCCGGTAACGCCACCAGCTCAGGAACCCGAAAATGAGCCACAGCGTCCCGCCGATCGGCTCAACGAAGATCGACAGCGCGAACACCCAACAGATGATCGCAAACACCTTCCAGCCGGTACCACGGCCCGGGACCTTCTCCTGGGGCGGCTCTGCCGGTGAAGAGTCGGGGCCGCCGGCGAGGAGGCCGTGAGGGTTGACCGGGTCCATTGGAGACGCCTGCCGGGGCGGAGGCGTCGACTTATGGGGCTGGTCCGTGCGGGCCGGCTTCTGCTGCTTCGGTCGATTCGTTTTCTTTTTCGTCGCGGGTGCTGTGTTCGGGCCGGCCCCGACGTCGGGGTTCAAGGAGGCTTCCATCCAGTCACCGATGATCGGGGTGATAGGCCCGCGCACTTCTTCGGCATAGAGAGCCTGCGGCGCATCAGGACGGAAGAAAGCACTGGGCCAAGCCATGTCCAAAGTCAGCACCCAATCCCCGCCAGGATCCTGGTGCAGCGCGCAAATATAGGCCAGGCACCGTTTGCCGTTAAACTTGCGATCGATGATGGGCGAGTATTCCTCCGCCATACGCGCCGAGATATGCCCGACTTGCCGCCCGTCAATCCAAACGGCCAGAGCATTGGGGTCATACGGGTTGTTGGGTTCACGGCGTAGCTCAGCGGTCTTGGACGTGAAGCCTCGTTTGAGGATGTGCCGGATGGCTTCGGGATAGTACTCGGTGCCGGCGACTTTCCGTTCAACACCTCGGGGGATGGTGTAAGTCATGCTGCGGGTTCCTTTCTACGCGGTGACGTGGGGGAGGGTGGCGGCTCGGAGCTGCGCGCGCTCGCCTCCGGTGAGGGTGGTCATCCTGTCGGCCAGGACCGCCAGGGTGACGTTGAATTCTTCGGCGATCGTGGCCGGGTGTTCCTGGGATTGGGCGCGGGCGAGGATCGCAGGCATGGGGATGAGGGCGCGGGCTGTGCCTTCGCGGATTTTCGCTTCGACGGCGCTGTTTTGGGTACAGGCGTGCCCGGCGTGGATGTGGAGGAGTTCGTGGGTGAGGCTACATGTGGCTTCGATGCGGGTGAGGCGTGCGTCGAGCCATATGCGTTGCCCGTCGGTGCAGGCGGCCCTGCCGGAGAGCAGGGTGAGGTAGATGTTGATGCCTTGTCGTGTGGTTTCTAGCCAAGGGTTGAACATGTTCCCTAGTAGTACCTGGGGGCACTGACAAGTTAAGCGTCTACAGACTCCAGCTGATCACTAAGGGTGGCCAGGATGGTGTGGCCATCCAGGTGATACGGTGTGCCGGGATGTGTATCCATGTACTGGAACCACTCACCCACGGTCATGGGATGATCAGCCAAATCAAATGGCGGCGCAGAGGGCGTGCCCTTAGCCTGCACGTCGGACATGACGAAGAGACGTCGTAAATGCAACGCGCGCCCAAAAGCGGTCACAGCTACCACTGCTGGCTCAGGTGCTGACTCCACTCGATGAAGGTTTAACGCGGCAGATTCAAAAGCGGCCATTGGGTAGACGGCCAACGCCCCGTCAGCATCAAAAGCGTCGTATCTCCTGATGGACTTCCAAGCCTCAAGGTCGACACCGATCATTTCCATTAGGATCGAGGAAATCCGAAAGCGTTCGTCGAGGATTGTGTTTTCGTCCATTCTGTCACCCACCTCCTTCCATGACGTCGGAACTCGCGCATGGATAACCGATATGTATTGAGCATAGCTTCGCCTGAGTCGATTCGGTAGAACGGCCGCCGCTGGGCCTTCTTTCTCCTCCTGTCCCTGAATCGATGAATATGTATGTGCCAGTGGAAGTGGTCAGAGCAAAACCTGGCCACGGTGAAAGTTTCCGGGCCTGGCGGCAGATCTTGGGTCAGCAAAACGTTGTATGCAGTCATTTGGTTGTTTGCATGAGGGCATCGGTGCACTACTCCTCTGGTCAGGGTGTTTCGGTCGTTTGTCAATACGACCTTCAGAGTTGTCTGTTGGCAATGCTGGCATCGTTCAGATCCGTTGCCATGAGGATCGTAGGCGCCTTGTTTCAGGTGGTTCCGTCTCTTTTTGCTCATGCGCCTTCGTTGTCTTCGATCTGTTGATGTCTACGGGCGCCTTCTGACTCGGTGTCGTCGGCTGCGAGGGCGTACTGGTCCGGCGGCGGCATGTAGTTGGCTTCGTTTTCGGTGATTGCGGTGTCGGGCCCCGGGGTGTACCGGGGTTGGGTTATGGGGGTCGTGTTGCCACGAGAATCATCTCCTTGTTCAGCAGTTACTAATACTCGGAGCAGGTCGATCACAACTTTGCGTGCCTTGGGAGATAGGTTGTCCGATCCAGGCGGCAGTTCCTCAGCTAATGGGGGCCCGGGCGTGGGTCGTCCTGCGAGCGTGAACGCGACGGTTTCGGGTACGCCTGCTAGCCATGCGAGGGCACGGAGTGTGTCTTCGCTGGGACGAGCTTTGTAGGTGCCTGCTCTGAGATGGTTGAAGGTCGTATGTGTGAGCTCAAAGCCGTGTTGCTGAGCTAACGCAGCTAGGCGGCGGCCGGAGAGCCCGCGATCTGCAACCGCCATGTCGGCGAGTTGGCGTAGCGATGTCGGTTCGTTCACGGTCCTTAGACTCCCTGATTGTCTTTCACGTCTGGAAGTGCCCGAAAAAAGTTCGGTGACAACTGGCAACCACTGACTCTACCTGTACATCTAGCAAGTTTATGGGTGTCGTCTTGACACCTAGCTGCCGTGTGGTGCATAGTGCAGTTGTCAAAGCGATTGCCAGGAGGCATGATGTCTGTATCCGTAGCGCACAAGCGCCCCCGCACCTACCGAAAGGATTATTGGATGAAGGTCAAAGACCCCGCCATGATCCGCAGATGGCGCAAGCAACGCCACTACTCCCAACGTGACCTCGCCTTCCTGGTCCGCCGGTCGCAAAACACCATCTACAAACTCGAAAACGGCAAACTCCGCACTCTCTCTGAAGACCTGGCCTTGGCCATTGCGGCGCGCCTGGACATCCCCTGGGAGGACCTATTCCTCGAAGAAGAAGCTAAAGCCATGCCGCAATTGACAACTGGAATGGGCACCGAACGGCGGGCGGCGTGATGAGCGCGATGACAGCCCTGTTAAACACGAAAGCCGCCCGGACAGGGGCGGCTCACGCGAAAGGAAAAATCCTTATGGAACTTTTCAGGTACAACGATACACCCGTCCGCACCATCCTCAAGGACGGCGAACCCTGGTTCGTAGCCTCTGACCTGGCAAAGATTCTCGGGTACCGCGATTCCGAGCGCATGACCCGACGATTGGACGACGACGAAAAGAGCGTCGAGCTGCTCGAAACAGCAACAGGAGTACATACCCCAAAAAAGGGTATGTACTCCCACAAGCGCAATCACCTGGTGATCAATGAATCCGGCCTCTACAACGCGATCCTCCGATCCAACGTGTACAACGCCAAACACTTCCGCAAATGGGTCACCAACGAAGTCCTCCCCACCCTGCGCAAAACCGGCACATACACCACAACCCCAACCACGGCCCCTGCCATCAGCACAGACCGAATCGAAGAAGCCAAACACCTCCTCGACATGTGCCAAGCCGCCGTCGGACTCATCCACCCCGACCATCTGGAAGCCAAAGCCCGCACCATCCTCGCCCGAGCCATGGGCGATCTTCCAGAACTGGACCACGAACATCGCCCGCTGTACACGCAGGATTTCCTCAAAGAAAAGAACCTCACCAAAGCGGCCATGAAATCCGTCGCCGGAGTTTTCGGCAAACGCCTCAAAACCGCCTACCAAGACCGGTATGGCAAACCACCGCTCAAATACCCGATGGCGCTACCCAACGGGCAAACCCGTGAAGTCAACGCATACACCGAAGCAGACCGTCCCTTGATGGAGCACATCTGGAACACCCATTACAACCTGGAAGGAATCACAGCATGACCGCCACGAACCAAACTGCGGAAGACCTCAACGCATTCCTCAACCATTGCGACAACATCCTTCACATAACCGACGAAGCGCAAAGCATCTGCGAGCCCTACAGCGAAACCATCACAGGAATCGGAAACCCGAAGCTCACCGGGGACGCCCTCAACGCGGCACTAGACCTCATGACCCACTACGCCGAAAGCCACCTTGACGCGATCGTGAGACTCGCCCAAAAACGAGGAGTCATCGACGACGCGGCTTCGGGGGATACGGAACAAAAACCTGCTCATCCCGTCCCTGCACCTTCACCGCCAACACATGTTGCTGATTGTCCAAGGCAATAGGCATGCACATGAACGGCGCCGAGCCCCGCGGGGCGATCCGCATCCCGCTCAACCTCCCCGCCTCATAAATACCCTCATCCTCAGCATTGGTCACCTCTTCGATGACAACCTCCCCATCAGAGTTATTCGTCAATAACCACGTATCCCCGCGGTCATAAGAGGCTTCCAGTTCGGGCCCCCGCCCTTGCATGGCTAGCTCTCGAAGCGCTTCGGCCTGATCCCGCATCGCCTTCAACTCTTCGCGCGCGTTGTACAGCGCGATCTCCGATTCTTTCTTCGCCCGCTTGGACTGATTGGCCATCCACCAAGCGACGAAACCCCCGCCCAAACTCAGCACCGTCAAAACCACATTGATCCATTCCATAGGTCTCACCCTAAACAAGGAATCCGCCATGACCAGCAGCCCCGAAACCACCAACCAACGCCTCTACACCGTCAAGGAAGCCGCACAACAACTCGGCGTCTCCATCCCCTTCATCTACAAACGCATCAACCAAGGACACATCCCCTACGTCGACATCGGCATCGGACGAGCCAAAACCCGCATCCGAGCCACCGACCTCGAGAACTACATCCAAGCCCACACCTACACCAACAAGGCCGCTTAAATGAAAACCACCATCCTCGCCCTCGCCGGAACCCTCCTAGCACTCGCCTCCTTCATCGCAGGACCAGGACACTTCACCGGCATCGACCTCGCCGCCACCGCCTGCATCTGGACCGCCCTACTCACCTACCTCCACAAACACTTCACCCACCACACCAGCCAGGACTAACCCCATGCGCCTCACCAAAAAACTCTCCCAATACCGCCGCGACTTCCAAGGCATCTACACCTGCGAACACTGCGGCCACCAACAAACCAGCCACGGCTACGACGACGACTACTTCCACACCCACGTCATCCCCTCGATGCGATGCACCAACTGCGACCGCATCGCCGAACCCACAAGCCCCACCAGCACCCCAGACGTCCCCACCTGGACCAGCCTCTAACCCCACCAACGAAAGGACCCCCACCATGACCACCGAACCCACCAAAGCCGACGAGACCATCACCGACCTCGTCAACGAACGCATCAACCTCGAAAACGAACTCGCCCCACTCACCGCCCGCCTCGACGAAATCAACAAGCACCTACGCAACCTCGAACCCGGCAAATACCAAGCCGGCCCCTTCGACCTCACCATCTCCGAATCCAAACGATTCGACAAAAAACGCTTCGAGCAGGACTTCCCAGCAGAAACCAACGCCCACCTCTACAAGACCATCCCCGAACGACAGGAACTCGCCACCGACCGCATCTCCAAAGCCGTGAAGGACACCTACTCCACCCAGTACGACAACCGCATCACCATCAAATAACCCCCCCGCAAAGTTTGGAGACCACCATGCGCACACCCCTCACAGCCCGCCCCGGAGAAGACCACCTCTCCATCGCACGACAACAAGCCACCAACACCAACATCCAAAAAGACCTCACCGACGCCCACTACCGCCACATCCAAGCCGTCACCACCGCCAAAGCCACCGGCGGGACCCCACCACCAGTCATGGCCTTCGCCAACAGCAACGTCGCCGCCACCTGCAAACGCATCAACGAACACCTCGACGCCGTACTGCGCGACCAGACCGCCACCATCCCCGCAGAGACCCTCCGCACCCTCCGCGGACTCACCAAAGACCTACAGGTCATCGCCTCCGCCCACCAGCGCTCCGCAGAACGGGCCTACAAGCCCTACGAGGGGAGGAACGCCGCATGAGCTTCGCCGACGAAAACGCCGAATACTACACCGAAGCCCGCAACGCAACCATGTTCACCGGCCTGGCGTCCAGTATCGGCGTGAGCTGGGACGAGCTCAGCAGCGACCAGCAAAACGAATTCATCACCCGATTCCTGGTCTCGAGCACCCTCAGCACCGTCCGAATACTTGAATGCGCGGATCAGCACACCGACCACGACCCCCAATCCGTAGTGCTCAAAACAATGATTCATGAGCTCCTCCACGCAGCGACCGATGCTCGCGAGTACGCCCGGGAGCTCGAAGCGGCCCGCATGAACCAGCACTTCCACCAAACCGGCACCAGCGGAGACTGCTCATGAGCCTCAAAGCCCGCATCACCGAAACCGACCGGGACCCGGAACAGACCGGCGGGGCGCGCCTGATCGCTGAGGCGCTGCTGTCCACGATCGAGGAGAACATCAGCAACCACCCGAGGTCGCAGCAGAAACGCATCGGGCCCTCCGAGATCGGGGTGGAATGCGACCGCAAACTCATTCACAAACTCGCCGGACACACAGAGCCCGACCGTGGACCGGCCTGGAAACCGACCGTCGGCACCGCCTGCCACGCCCAAATGGAGGAATGGTTCAGTGCCCGCCCTGACGAATTCAAAGTCGAACAACGGGTGCTGGTCGGCCAGATCGGCGACCAGTACATCACCGGCTCCACCGACCTGTTCATCCCCTCCGAAGGAGCGGTCATCGACTGGAAATTCGTGGGCCGCACCCGCCTGAACAGCTACCGGTCGAAAGGCCCGGGGCAGCAGTACCGGGTCCAGGCGCACCTGTACGGGAAGGGCTGGGAGACCGCCGGGTACCAGGTGAACACGGTGATGATCGCGTTTCTGCCGCGGGACGGGGAACTGTCCGATGCGTACTTCTGGTGGGAACCGTTCGACCCGATGGTCGCGCTGACCGCTTTGGTCCGAGCGAACCAGGTGTATCAGGACATCGCCAATAGGGGAGTCGAGAAGGTCCTTCAAGCCTACGAGCCTTGCACGGACCGGTGGTGCCCCTGGTGCGCACCGGGCAACCGGGTTCAGGCGATCAAGAATTCCGGCGCGGACATGTTCGCGTCGGCATAACAAAGAAATCGGCATGTTACTGGGACCACCAGTGAAGCCAACCCAACCAACAGTGAGGTAACAGCACATCATGGCATTCGATATGTTCACGCCCCCGGCGTCGCGCTCCTGCAAGTTCGAGCAGCCCGGGGACACCTACAAAGGCACGATCGCCGAGATCGGCGAACGCATCCAAGCCACCGACTACGGCACGTCGAACCCCTCGACCTGGCCGTCGGGGGACCCGATCATGCAATCGAAGATCACCTTGGAAACGGACGAACGGGACCCGCAGGACCCCCGCGACGACGGCAAGCGCGGCTTGTGGGTTGTCGAGTCCGGTAAGCAGGGCGGGTTGCTGTGGGCGATCCGGGAAGCGGTGAAGGCCGCGCAGGTGGACACGATCAAACCTGGCGGGGTTTTGCAGGTGACGTTTACGCAGACGGACCCGGAGTCGAAGAACCCGGCGAATCCGCGGAAGTTGTATCAGGCGTCATACTGGCCGCCGGCTCCCGGCGGGGGAATGTTCCAGAACAGCAGCGGTGGGGGTCAGGCGCCGGCGACGACGACGGAGAACCAGATGAACCGGCCAACCCAGCAGCAGCAGCCGCAGCAGGCGCAGCAGGCTGGCGGGTATGCCCAGCAGGGATTCCCGGTCGGTAACCAGCCGGCCCCGCAGAGCGACGCGGGCGCGTTGGGACAGTTCAACAACCAACACCAGCAGCAGCCGGCGCCGCAAGGGCAACCATCCCAGCAGGCACCAGCCCAGCAGCCGGCGCCGCAGGTGGATGCCGACACCGCCAACCGCATCCAACAGCTACTCGCCATGAACGTCGACACCACCTCGATCGTCAACGCCGTCGGCAAACCCGACGTCACCGCCCAGGTCGTCGACTCCTACCGCAACGCCGCCTAAACCACAACCACCATCCAAACCCCCCTAGCCTGCCCGGACCCCCACCAGGGTTCGGGCAGGCCCCACCCAGGAGACCCACATGAGCTACCTTGCCGAAACCACCGCCCGCCTAATCGGGGTACGCCGCACCGTCCAAGCAAGAGCGATCCTCACCCTCACCAAACACCTCGTCGAAGGATCCCAGCACCGCTACCAGCGCCTCGGCCCCCAGCAATACATGCTCGAGTACGACCAGGTGCGGCTGGCGATCGTCCACCCCACCGTCGCCAGGTCCCTCTTCGAGGACACCGACGAGCCAACCCCGCCCCAAGAAACCCTTGGCCAACAAGTAAGGCAGACCGGCGAGAAACTGTTGAAGATTTTCAGCCAAGCCTGCATCCAGCTGCACCAACAGCGTCTCGTCTATGGGGCCAAAAACATCGGCGGGTACACCGGCCCCAGCCAAAGAAATGAACCCGCCGGGATCGTGCACCGGGGCGAGTACTGGGACCGGCCCGGGCACTACCTGGGCGACCTAGCCGACGCCAACGAGAAGGCCCGCGGCTACGGGCAAGCCCTCGGCCACGGATATAACCCCTACGGCTACGGGCAGGCCAACACCCAATGAGCAACCCCGCCTACCTCCACATCCACGCCACCCGCACTCACGACGGCCGCTACCGGTGGGGATTCACCTGCCGCCTCTGCGGCGGCGGCATCCACATCGCCACCATCCCCAACGCCTGGCAACACGTCCTCACCATGGGCCGTCAACACCTATACACCGCCCACACACCCCGCCACCTCGAAACCTACGGCGAAGCCCACACCTACCTCACCTAACCAAAGGACCCCCAATGAACGCCCCCACCCTCACCGTCAAAGCCGACAACAAGAAAACCGGCCTCACCCTCGCAGAGCTCGCCCAGTTCGTCTCCTGGGCCTACGCCAACGGGGCCGCCGACACCACCAGACTCACCGTCCGCGTCGGCTTCACCTCCCAAATCCAGGCGATCTCCACCAGGGAGGAAACCACCGCATGAGAACTGACCGGATCGCCACCGCGATCAACAACGCCGAAGATCACCTTTACGCTGCGGAGCGTTCCAATCAGGCCGGGATGGTCAACGAAATGGAAAGCCACCTGGAGCTGGCGACCGCTTGGGTGATGTTCGCCGAGACTGTGCACAACACCACGATCGACACGGACATCGAACAGGAAGCCGGCAGCGATGAGGATCTGTCGTTCGAGAACCTCACCCGGAACCTCGGATTCGACCGTGACGGAGGCACCGCATGAGCCGGCATCTACCGATCGACACGGCCACCGTCGAGACGCTGGCATCCCACCTGATCCCACGGTGGGAGCAGATGGATCGGTTTCACCAACGGGTCGCGAAAGAACAAATCCTTGACGCGCTCAACCGCACCTATACGGAAACTCAAGAATCAACAGACGGGGCAGAAGGCACAAACCATGACTAACAAACAACAGACCACCAAAGAAAGAATCACTCTCGAAACGATCCGGGAAACCGGGAAAGTAGCGGTGGATAGAGAGGGAGATAGGTGGCAATGGGATAAAGAGGGGAATGAGTTCCGCTATTGGGTTACCGAAAGTGACGCAAAAGGGAACCGTCTCGCGTCGGGCATCCTCGTGGACGCCACCGCCCCCGGTTATTTCACCCGTTGGGCCGACGAGGAGGACGGGGAATGACACCTCAACGTATCCAGCGAAAACGTACCAAGGGTTGGCGGAAACCCGCTAACACCGTCTACGTGGGGCGCGGCACACGATGGGGAAACCCGTTCCTCGCAAGCAATGAAGGCGGACCCCAAAAGGCCGTTGACTTGTACATCGCACATCTCAGCGAACCCTTCAAAGCGGCCGCCCAAACACATCTGGCGGGCAAGAACCTCATGTGCTGGTGCCCGCTGGATAAACCGTGTCACGCCGACGTGTTACTAGACATCGCGAATAAGGAGGCCGGGGAATGAGTGAACTTGACCTGGAAGCAATCAAAGCCCGCGTCGGAGAAAGGGTTATCAATATCGATCAGACCGCCATTGACAATGCCACAGGTGTAGACCTCGCAATGGTCGTTGAGATTTGGCGCTTGCACAAACGGCTGACCGTCACCGACGACATGGTCGAGCGGGCCGCGAAGGAATACGCGGCTCACATCATTGTCGACAATTGGGACTACCTGACCGATCTCACGCGGGAAGCATTCAGGGCTGATGCTCGGAGAATCCTGGAAGCCGCGTTAGGGGAGGGCGACGCATGACCCCCACCAGCATCGCCCTCACCCTCGCCTTCATCTCCCTCGCCACCGGAACCATCATCCCCACAGCCCTACTGGTAGCCGCCTACCTCACCTGGACCCTCACCACCCACCAATAAACACACAGCCAGGCCAGGACAACAACGGAGAACCAACACCCCCATGAACACCCTCAACCACACCGCCCACACCCTCAACCAACACCACATCAACACCATCCCCACCCGCGCAGACACCACCAAAGCCCCAGCCATCACCTGGAAACACTGGACCACCAACCCCATCCCAGCCACCAACATCGACCAATGGTTCCCCCAAGGAACCAACCACGGGCTGGCCATCATCACCGGCACCATCTCCGGCAACCTCGAAATGACCGAAATCGAAGGAAACCACACCCACCAACTCCAAACCCTCCTCACCACCGCCAACACCAACGGAACCCGGCCCCTGTTCGACCGCATCACCAACGGATGGCTCGAACAATCACCCTCCGGCGGCTACCACTGGATCTACCGCCTCACCGGCACCGACGTCCCCGGAAACCAAAAACTTGCCCGCACCACCAACCGCGACGTCATCGCCGAAACACGAGGCCAAGGCGGATACTTCATAGCCGCCCCCACCAACGGCACCCACCACCAAACCGGCAACCCCTGGACACGCATCAACGGCGGCCCCGAAACCATCGCCACCATCACCACGACAGAGCGCGAACAATTCCACCACCTCTTCCGCACCCTCAACCAAGAACCCACCCCACAACCCACACCAGCAGCCCACAACCCCGCCCGGACACCAACCCGGCCAGGACACCAACCCGGCCAGGGGAGTGGGCCAACGGAGCCAAACCCGGCGAACACTTCGAAACAGAAACCAGCTGGGACACCATCCTCACCCCACACGGCTGGACCCGCCTACGCACCGACAACCAAGGCACCACCTACTGGCTCCGCCCCGGAAAAGACCCCCACAACCCCGGCACCGACAGCCAATCCGCAACCACCAGCCACGCCGAAGACCGCGACCGTCTCTACGTCTTCTCCACCTCCACCGCCTTCGAACCCGAAACGCCCTACACCAAATTCGGCGCCTGGGCCCTGCTGAACCACGGCGGGGACCACCAAGCCGCCGCCCGCGCCCTCGCTGCCGACGGGTGGGGCAAAGAACCCACCATCACCCTGACCAGCATCATGCCCCCCACCAGCAAGGACGCCCCATGGACCGCACCAACATCCGCAACATCATCGGCCACACCCTCTACGACGCCCTCACAGAAACCCACGGAGGAATCACCGACCTCACCTGCACCCACCAATCAGGGCAACTCGCCGAACTCGAACTCCACCTCGGACCCAACCCCAGAACAAATACAGGCACCTACACCACCACCATCCCCAACCACACCGAATAACCCGGCCACCACCCTCGCCGAAACCGACGACGGCAACGCCCACCGCCTCATCCACCACCACGGCCACCAACTCCGCTACAACCCCGACCGCGGACAATGGCTCCACTGGACCGGCAACCGCTGGCAATTTCAAGGCCGCACCGACACCGCAGCACGCGAACTCGCCAAAAACACCGCACGCACCCTCCCCGAAACCAACACCGCCGAAAAACAATGGAAAAAACGATCCCTCTCCGCCGCCGGCATCACCAACACCCTCATCCAAGCCCGCACCACCGAAGGCATCACCACCACCTTCAACGACCTCGACAACCACCCCTGGGAACTCAACACCCCCAACGGCATCATCAACCTCAAAACCGGTGAACTCACTGACCCCGACCCCACCAAACTCCACACCAAAACCACCCTCACCACCCCCAACCCCAACGCCGACCGCACCCAATGGGAAGACTTCCTCACCACCACCTTCCCCGACCGAACCATCCGCGAATACATGCAACGCCTCATCGGCTACGCCACCATCGGCGAAGTCCGCGAAAACATCCTCCCCTTCGCCTACGGACCCGGCGGCAACGGAAAATCCGTCTTCTTCGAAACCATCGCCACCATCCTCGGCGACTACGCCACCAGCGCCCCCGCCGGCTTCCTCATGGAACAACGCTTCCCCCAACACCCCACCGAACTCGCCCGCCTCGTCGGACAACGCCTCGTCATCTCCCAAGAATTCAACGAACGAGACCGCTTCGACGAAGCCAAAGTCAAAGCACTCACCGGCGGCGACTCCATCACCGCCCGCTTCACCCACCAAGACGACTTCACCTTCACCCCCTCCCACACCCTCTTCATCGCCGGAAACCACGAACCCACCGTCGAATCCGGCGGCGACGGCTTCTGGCGACGCCTACGAAAAATCCCCTTCCTCCACAAAGTCCCCGAACACAAAAAAGTCGGCGACCTCCAACAAATCCTCGTCCGAGACCACGCCCCCGCCATCCTCGCCTGGATCGTCGAAGGTGCCGCCTGGTACGCCCTGGACGGGCTGATGGAACCAGAGTCCGTCCGGAGTGCGACAGAGGACTACAGGGAAGCGCAGGACACGGTCGCAAGGTTCTTGGAGGAGCGGTGCGTGCTCTACCCACGCAACGGCAACTACCAGACCACGGTGAAGCGGTTCCGTTCGGAATACGAGGCATGGTGCTTCGAGGAAGGCGAAACCCCGGTCAAAGGTCGCGCGCTGGCAGCGCAGCTGAAGAATCACGGGGTGTTGGTCGGCCGGGAAGCACCCGCGCAGCCGTCTGGCCGAGATCGGGCCTATGGGGGTATCCGGTTGGCCTCGGATGAGGAAGCGATCGAGGCCGAGCATGAGCGCAACGACCTGTTCTGAGATGCCGAAGTTATGTAGCAGGACCTCGTGCCGATCACCCCACTCCCACGGTCTTGTGTGGTGCGAGCCACATCTGGGCCTGCTACATAACTTTTCACCGCTACACAACTACACAAGGTGACTAAAAATGAGCCCTTACGACAATTTATCCCAGTATAAAAGTCACTCATTGCGGCTGCTACATAGCTACATAACTTCTTAATTGCACGCACGTGAGGGAAAACCAATACGCCACGTACACACCTCTTAAGGCTGGTGCAATTAACAACTTGTGTAGTTGCGTAGCAAACAAAATCTGAAAGACCCCCATGAAGCACCCCACCCAAACCACCATCGAGCTCCCCACCGACCATCCACGCCCCGGCACCAAACACTGGGTCACCCAAGAACTCACCACACCCCGACCCACCACCACTCGAAACGTCCACCTCACCACCTGCCCCACCTGCACAGCCATCATCCTCACCGGCCTCAACGACGACATCGCCGCCACCCGCGCACAAGCCGACCCCACCACCCTCAACCACACCCAAGCCGCCATCCACGCCACCGCAGGACGCACCCTCTACCACCTCGCCACCACACCCACCGCCTGGCGCCTCTACGAAACCGACAACCCCCACCACCCACCACCACTCCTCACCAGCCACCGCTGCCACTACCCAGCCACAGGAACCCCCCTCCTCGCACCGCCAACACCAACCGACCCCAACCAGGAGCCACCCTTCTAATGACCCGCCACAGCCTCACCATCCCGCTACAAAACCTCACCCTCATCTCCATCAACACCCTCACCAAAAACGGCCCCTGGTACCGCCGCAAACACGCAGAAGCCTGGAGGACCCGAACCTCCCAACTCGCCACCCAAGCCCACCTACCCACCGGACTGGACTACATCCGCATCGACGCCACCATCTACAAAAACCGGCTAAACCGATACGACCCCGGCAACACCTATCCCAGCCTCAAATGGGCCATCGACGGCCTCGTCGACTACGGGCTCATCCCCGACGACAACTGGAGCCACCTCGACGGGCCCCACGCCCACCACGGCGGCAAAGACACCACCAACCCCCGCATCGAGCTCACGATCCACGAAGTGGAGAACCCCTATGCCTAACCCACACCTCGACTACCTCGCCACCCGCCTCCCAGCCCTACGGGAATACCGCCTCAAAGGATCCCCACGGCCCTGGAAAGAACCCCTAAACGCCTGGCTGCCCAACAATGACGAGGCCGTGCCCGTTTCCAGCGGTGAAGCGCCGCTGCATTTGTCGACGTTCACCTTGATCCGCACGATCGAACTCGACGCCGAAGCCTGGGCCGGGCAGGCCGGCATTACCGGCCCGCAGCCCACAGAATCGATTCTGACGGCCTTATCCAGGCTGGCGGGGGAGAACCCGGTATCAGGCTCGTGGGGGCGGCAGGTGGCCGGGTGGGCGGCTGATTTGGGGCATCGTGTGCGTCAGCATTTGGGGGAGGTTGCTGATGGGCAGCGACTGAAGGCGGTGTGCCCGTGGTGTTGGTATCAGTCGTTGGTGGTGCGGGTGTTGGAGATGCGCAATGGTGCTGAGCCGTTTGTGAGGTGCGAGTCGGGGGTGTGTGCGCCGTCGGCTTCGGAGGTGGGGTCGTGGTGGGAGGGGTTGCCGTGTTGGCCGATGCAGGATTGGCGGTGGTTAGCGCAACGTTTAGATGAGGCGTTTGAGGCGGCTTAGTTTGGGGTTTGCGGGAGCATTCCCGAAAATAAAACGGTATGTTATGCCAGTAGAAACAATTGGGGTTGCCGAACAAAGTTATCCACAACTACACTGAAAAAGAACTTACCCCCTGCCCAAAAGCAAAAACCCAGGGTAAGAAACACACCCACGACGGTTCTCCAAACACCACCGGGGCACAACCAAATACCCGTTCTCAAACAACGGCACACGAACCCCCAGGGCCCAAACAACCCTGGGGGTTCGTTCACACCAACAGGACCGACACCATGCCCAAGCAGCCACCCTCACGCTGCACCCACCCAGGCTGCCCACAGTTCGCCACCCACAAAGGCCGATGCAACAACCACCAATCATCAGGCTGGACGGACCGACGCCGACCACAAGACGACCGCACCGCACGGCAACGCCTCGGCATCACCGAACACCAATGGCACCAACTCAAGGTCACCGTCATGGCACGCGACCACGGCACCTGCTACATCTGCGGTCAACCAGCAGCCACCGAGATCGACCACAAACTCGCCGTCGCACTCGGAGGAGCAAAGACAGACCCAGAGAACCTCGCGCCCATCCACGCCGAGCCTTGCCACAAGGAAAAGACCGCACGGGAGCTGGCGCTGCTGAAGCGCATCGCCAATGCGGCCCGGAATGGGCTGGCATGATGGTGGGGCTGAATGGACATTTTTGGGTGAGGGAATGCTTGCCTTACCTTGGGGGTACCAAATGTGACCCTTGCCACTGAGGTTAGGCTTACCTAACCTGGACGGTGGGGAGGGGGAGTCAAAATTTCAAAGCAACGGCCAAGCCGAGGCGGCGCGGGTCAAAATAGGCACACCAGCGCAGGTTGTCCGACACCCCTTCACGATTTCACACAAACTTCAAACAGACACGCCGACGGAGGTGACCTCACATGCCAGGACCGGCCGCGAAACCGCGAGCACTGCGCATCGTCGAAGGCAACGCCGCCCGACGGCCTCTACCTCCCGAGATCAACTTCGGGAAAGGTCTGCCGTCCAAGCCTGAACATCCTGATGAGCTCGACGCGGACGGGGAGTGGTTGTGGGATCAGATCGTGATCCAGGCGAAGGACGCCGGGTTGTTGAAACCGATTAATGCGGCGGCGATGGAGCATGTGTGTCAAACGTTTTCGCGTTGGCGGCAGGCGGTGAGGATGCGGCAGGTCAACGGGATCATGTCCGAGAACTCGCAGGGTCAGGTTATTGCCCCGTGGGTGAAGGTTGAGGAGTCCTCCGGGCGTGAGTTCCGTGCGTGGTGCAAGGAATTTGGTTTGACGCCTGCGGCGGAGGCGAGTTTGAAAGGTCCGGAGGATGGGGACGAGGAGGGTAACCCATTCGCATAAGTCAATAGAGGAGGCATCGACGGGATGTTGACGACGCCTCTGACTGTTGATCAGGTGCAGTTGCCGTCTGCGCGGCGGCTGAAGCGGCTGAAGCTTTCCCCCGAGGTTGCGTTCTATCTGCTGTCTCGTGGGTACGAGTTGCCGGATTGTCCGCCGTTGGTGAAGACGCCGGAACCGTCCATGGTGAAGGGGGCGGCGTTCGACCCGGAGCGGGTCGATCATGTGATCGCTTCGTTTCGGACGTTGCGGCATACCCAAGGGTCCTGGGCGGGGAAGCCGTTGGAGCCGTCGCCGTGGCAGATCGGGCACATCCTGGCGCCGGTGTTCGGGTGGGTGCACCCTTCCGAGGATGACCCGGCGAAGATGGTGCGGATCATCCGTAACGCCACCGTCGATGTTCCCCGCAAGAATGGGAAGTCCACGATCTGCGGTGGTATCGGTTTGTACCTGACCGGGGCGGATCATGAGGCTGGGGCGCAGGTGATCGCGGCGGCGACGACGCGGGATCAGGCTGAGTTCGTGTTCAACCCGGTCAAACAGCTCGCCGAGTCCTCGAAGGGTTTGCAACGGTCCTTCGACACCGTCAAGGGCCGCATCATTCACAAAAGGTCCTACTCCTACTTTCAGGTGGTCTCCGCCGTCGCGGAGGCGCAGCACGGCGCGAACGTGCACGGCGCGATCATCGACGAGTTGCATTTGCACAAGAAGAAAGACCTCGTCGAAGCGCTCGAAACGGGCACCGGCGCCCGCGAGCAACCCTTGATTTTCAAGATTACGACCGCCGATGAGGGGCGCACGAACACCCCATACGCGACCAATCGGTCCTACATCGAGAAGTTGGCGCGCGGGGTGTTCAAAGATCCTGGGACTTATGGGGTGATTTTCGGGGCCGATAAGGACGCGGACCCGTTCAAAGAGTCCACGTGGAAGGCAGCGAACCCCGGATACGGGGTCACTCCGACGCGATCGTCCATGCGTGAGGCGGCGAATAAGGCGAAGAATTCCCCGGCGGAGTTGGCGGCGTTCAAACGGTTACGGCTGGGGATCCGTACGAAAGAGACGACCGGGTGGATTGATCTGAACGATTGGCGGCGTAACGCCGGCGCGAAGATCAACGAAACCGAGTTGCACGGCCGGACCGTCTACGGCGGCCTGGACCTGGCTTCCGTTTCCGACCTCAACGCCCTGTGTTGGCTGGTGCCGTTCGAGGACGAGATCGAAGGGTACGACGCGATCTGGCGGTTTTGGACGCCGGAGGACAACCTCCCAGCGTTGGACGAACGGACCGGCGGTAACGCCTCGAGGTGGGTGCGTGAAGGCTGGCTGATCACCACCCCGGGCAACGTTTCCGATTACGACTTCATTCGGGAGCAGATCAACCAGGACGCGAAGGACTTCGAGATCGCCTCCATCGGGTATGACCGGTGGAACTCCTCGCAACTGGTCAACGACCTCGTCGAAGACGATATCCCCATGGTCAAAGTCGGGCAGGGATACGCCACGATGAACGCTGCTCTGGTGGAGATGCAACGGCTGGTCAAACTCGGGGCGGCCGGTAAACCCGGCCAGCACCGGCCCAGGATTCGGCACGGCGGGAACCCGGTGGCGATGTGGTGCGTGGACAACCTCGCGGTCGATATGGACCCTGCGGGGAACGTGAAGCCGTCGAAGAAGAACTCCTCGGAGAAGATCGACGGCGTCTCCGCACTGCTGGATGCCCTATCGGAAGGTATGGCCTCGCCGGTGCCGGCCCGATCGGCCTACGAGGCCGCCGGCGTCCGCGCCGTCTAACCCTGTTTTGAAAGGACCATACGCGGTGAAAAGCCACCATTACGAGGACTACCACGGCCACGACGTCGTGATCACCACGATCAACAACGACTCCCTCGCCGGGAGAGTGGCCGGTTCCACCAAACACGAAGTCATTCTTCACGACGTGAAGCTACTGACAGAAAACGAACCCGTCGCTTTGGCCGGGGTCATCAACATCAGGATCGACGCCATCGCGTGGGTCCAAGTCCACAAGAAAGGATAGACGGCGCTTATGGGCTACGGCATCCGAGACGGCGACATCATCTCGCTGGACAACCCCAAGGCCGGGGCCCTGACTCTGTCCCAACCACTCCAGGACTTCCGAGCCACCGGCAGCATGGACCCCTACGACCTGTGGGCCACACAGCCGGCCGTGCGCACCGTCATCGGGTTCATCGCCCGATCGGTGTCCTCGGTGCCGTTCCACGTCTATCAAGGCGACGAGCACGGCGGGAAGATCATCGACCCGACCAGCAAAGTCCACCAAGGGTTGCACCGTCCGTGGCCGAAGCAAGGCCAAGGTCGCTTCATTGAGGCGTTGGTCAATGACCTGTACATATTCGGGCGTTGGGGTTTCCTGGCGATGCCGGATGGTGACGGGGGTTTCCAGTTCCCGAAGCTGAAAGGCAACCGGTTCTCCGCCGTCGTCGACGGGTTGGGCCGGTACGAGGGTGTGGCCATTTGGCCGGAGAAGGGTTCAGCGCCGGAGATCATCCCCGTTGAGGATGTGGTGTTTGACTTCGGGCCGGAACCGATTCATGGTCAGCACCGGTACGGTTCCACCTCCGTGACGACTCTTGACGATTTGGCGCGGGAGCTGTCGGCGCTAGGGGAGTACCGGGCAGACTTGTTCGCCAACGGGGCCCGGGTCCCGGCCGTGATCGAGCGGCCGCAGTCGGCGCCGAAATGGTCTGATGAGGCGTGGGGCCGGTTTAAGACGGAGTTCGCCACGTACAAGGCCGGTGGCGGTAACGCCGGCGGGACCCCGCTGTTGGAAGACGGCATGACCTACAAGTCCGTCGACAGTGTTTCGCCGAAGGACGCCCAATATGTCGACGTTCGCAAGTTGGCGTTGGAGGAAGCTGCCGAAGCGTTGCACGTTCCACCGGAACTGGTCGGGGCCCGTGAAGGCACCTACTCCAATATTTTGGCGTTGCGTGAGCAGCTATACCAGGACGTGCTGGGGCCGTTGATCAAGTGGATGCAGGAAGCCATGAACGTGGGCCTGTCGCATCTGCTCGAGGACGGCGAAGAGATCCGCGCCGACGTGGACTCGAAGCTGCGCACCGACGCCTCCACCCGGGCGAAGATCTACCAGACGCAGGTTGGTGCGCCGATCCAGACGGTCAACGAAGCACGCAATGAGCAAGGATGGCCGGCCGTTGAGGGCGGTGACGAGCTCATCACGCCGCTGAACGTCACCCAGGGTGGGTTGGCTGGGCCGGATGATACCGGTCAGACGAACGAACCGGACCCGTCGGATCCGTTGCCGGATTTGCAGGTTGGTGCTGGTTCGGGAAAAGCGGCAGCCCCCGCGGGGGCCAAAGCTGAGGAAAGCGACGGCGACGAAGCGGAACAGCCCTACACCGGGCTGGATTCAGAACCGTTGCAGTCCGCACTTGCGGCCATGCATAAGGACCTGACGGAGGAGATGCGGCGCATCATCACCGACGTTGCCGATCGGCTCGGGTGGGAGCGGGAGACCACCAAAGCAAGGTACTCCGACACGTTCGTTCCCGGCCGGACCGTCGGTGGCGGCGTGGACATGTCCGAAGCGTTAGCGGCCGCGTTCAACGCTAAGGATCAGAAAGCCATCGTGACGATCCTCGAGAAACACCTCGGCGACGTCGCCGCCGAAGCGTCCTTGCAGACTCTCGGACAGCTCGGTGCTGACGCCGGGGTTTGGGCTGCTGAAAAGCAATACTCGTGGTTGTCGAAGGCCGGCCGTTCATACGCGCAGCTGATGGTCGACAACGGTCTCTACCGGAAGCTGATGGAAGCGAAAGACGGGACCCAACAAGTCGAGTTGCGCATCACGGCGGTTCTCAACGCAGCCAACCAGCAGGCCGAGAAGCGGATCAACACGATCGGCACCGAGGTGACCAGCTTCGGAGCCAACGACGCCGCCAAAGCCGCCAACGCCACCCACAAAACGTGGAAAACCACGTCGAAGAATCCGCGGCCTTCGCATGCGGCGTTGAACGGGATCACGATCCCGGTAGATGAAGAGTTCTCCAACCGGCTGCGGTGGCCGGGGGACTGGACCGGGTCCGGCCCGGAGACCGCTCATTGTCAGTGCCGCATCACCTACTCCAAGGAGTGAACCCTATGCACACCAAGTCCTTCGACACCGCCGTGGACGCGATCGGCGGCGAAAACAACACCGACCTGAAAGACGGCCAATTCAAAGCCATCGTCTCCGTCTTCGACAACGTCGACTCCTTCGGGGACGTCATCCGTAAGGGAGCGTTTGCGAAGTCCCTGCAGGACTGGGCCGCCAAGGGCGACGAAATCCCCGTGATCTGGTCGCATGACTGGGCCGACCCGTTCTCCCACCTCGGCACCGTCCAAAAGGCTGTCGAGACCGACCGGGGCCTGGAAATCACCGGGTACATTTCCCCCGAGGACCGGGCCGAGAACCCGAAGGCCGCGCAGGTCTACCGGCTGCTGAAATCCCGGCGAGTCACCCAATTCTCCTTCGCGTTCGACATCGAAGACGGCGGCTACGAGACGAAGGACGGCAAGGAATTCTTCGAACTTCGACAGTTGAAGATCCACGAAGTCGGGCCGTGCCTACTTGGGGTGAACCAAGAAACCGAACTGTTGGCGGCGAAAGCCACCGAGCTGACCCAACGGGAGCTGACCGGGCCGATCGCGATCGCCCAGTTACGGAAGGCATACGAGACGATCGGGAAAATTCTCGACGTCACCCCCAACGAGGAACCCCTCGAAAACTCCCCGGCCCCGGAAAACACGGGGGCGGGTGAAACACAGCAGGGAGAGCATGACGCGGCCAACCCCACCGGCGGGCCCGCCAGCGACCCAGGCGCCCCTGCTACCACCATCGCCGCTCTACTCGAACTCGAGCTGGAGCTGGCAGACAGCAACGATGAAGAAAGAGAGGTTTAGTCATGTCGACTACCGCTACGAAGACTCCCTGGGTCGAGAAACTCGAAAAGGCCCGCGACATTGCGCAGGCCGCAGAAACCGCCGCACGGGAGCTCACCGACGAGGAACGCAAGAACATCAGTGACCTCTTCCAGGAAGCCCAGGGCGAGCGAGCCAAGGCCCAGGAACAGGCTAAGACGAAGCGTGACCTCGAGCAGGTCGGTGAGCTGCTGAAGGCTGAAGAAGCCGGTGAGCTCAACGAGCAGGCCCTCAACGGGTCCAAGCGAGGCGGCGCGTACAAGGGCCAGTTCAAGTCCCTGGGTGATCGCTTCACCAAGTCCGAGCAGTACCAGGGCCTGCAGAACCGGTACCCGAACGGGATCCCGTCGAAGAGCGACCTGTCCATGGGGCAGGTTCAGGTTCCCGGTGGCATGAAGGGTCTGCTGACCTCGTCCGGGCAAACTGAGGGAGACGTGTCCACGCTGGTCACCCCCGACAAGCTCGGTCTGGTCCCGTACCCGTATGTGGCACCGAAGCTGCGTGAGGTCATCACCAACGGAACCACCGGCTCCGACAAGATCGAATACGCCCAGCTGGTCCCGACCAGCGACGGCGCAGGCACGGTCAACAACGCAGCCGGCGTCAAGGAATCCCCGAAGACCACCGGCAGCGTCGGTGTCAAGCCGGAATCGTCCATGGTCTTCCGCAAGGCATCGGCTGAAGTCATTACCGTGGCTCACTGGATGCCCGTCACCCGCAAGACCCTCTCGGACGCCGCGCAGATCCGCACCATGATTGACAGCTTCCTCAACCAGGGACTGGAAGAAGAAATCGAGCGTCTCATCCTCGCCGGCGACAAAGACTCGCCGAAGGGTGAAGAGGAATGGGACGGCATCCTCAACACCTCCGGGCTGCAGGAACAGGCATTCGACGGCGACGTCGTCCGCACCATGCGTAAGGCGATCTCGAAGGTCACCCGCCGCAACGGACAGGTCACCGCCGTTCTGGTCTCCCCGGAACTGGACGAGGAACTGGACCTGCTCAAGGACCAGACCGGTCGCTATCTCGGTGCCGGCCCGTGGCAGTCCGGGCCCGCCACCATCTGGGGTCGTCCCCGGGTCGTGGTTCCTGGCCTGTCCGGGAAGGAGAAGTTCATCCTGGGTGACCTGTCCACCTGTGTCATTTGGGACCGGGAGCAGGCCACGGTCACGGCTACCGATTCGCACGCGGACTTCTTCATCCGCAACCTCGTCGCGGTGCTCGCCGAGATGCGGGCCGGCTTCGGAATTCTCAACCCGTCGCTGTTGGTGGCAGGCCCTGAGAAGGCTACGGCTACGGAGTAACCCCGGTAGGAGGTGAACGGCTATGACCGAGATGGTCATTGTCAACGGCATCCGGTACAAGCCGGCTGAGGCAAAACGTCTCGGGCTGGTACCCGACGCCGGGACGAAGCAGGCGCCGAAGAAGCGGCAACCGGCCAATAAGGCGAGGAAGGCGCCGGAGCCTGTGGAGTCCACCCCGGGAACCTGAAACCAGGGTGACCGGGCCACTTGAAATGGGAAAGTGAAATATAAGGGGAGGGGTTGAGGTCCGTGACTGAAACCGTTGAGTATTTATGCGATCCGGAGACCGTCGCGGGCCTCGCCACTTCCTACTACAACCAACCATTTACCGCCGCAGACGTCAGGGTTACGGAGGCATGCCGGATAGCTTCGGCGAGGTTCCGCGAAGCCGTGAGGCACCCCGTCACCAACTCGGGGCCGCAAACGTTCGTCCTGGACGGGACAGGAACCCGGTTTATTCAGCTACCGGTTTTGAAGCCGGTGATCGAGCAGGTCGCCGTCTACGGTGAACCGGTCCAGGATGTGAAGGTCTCCGCCCGTGGGATCCTCGAATTTGCCGTCCCCACCCCTAGAGGGCTTGGTGTGGTGACGGTGACGGTGCTGTCGTCCGGGCTGGATGAGGTGCCGGAAGGGATCCGGGGGCCAGTGCTGTGGGCGGCGTTGCTGCGCGTGGGCCAATACCCCGGCGTGCAATCCGTCCAAGTTGGAAGCATGAACGCTGTCTACGGTGCCACCGGCACGACCCTCGTCACCGAAGAGTGGTCCCAAGCCGTCGCAAACTACCAGATCGGCAGGGGAGACCGCGCCTAATGTTCTTCCTCAACGGCGAACTCATCCGCCGCGAACCCGCACTCATCGAAGACCACGGCCAATACATACCGGACTACGAGAACATGATCAGCCACAAACTCGGCATGTTCAACATCCAACCCGCCACCGGGCACGAAGACCTCGTCCGCGCCCTTCACGCCGACACCGAATGGGTCGCCATCGGAGGGTACGATCCCGGCCTCGAATCCGCCGACCGCATCAACATTCTCTTTACATCCGGCCGGTACATCTCCGACCTCGAAATCACCGCACCCGTGCTCTACTGGGACTTCTTCCCAGCCATGTCGCACATCATCATCCAACTGAAAAAGCGGGACCCCAACAAGAAACCAGCCACCACACCAGCAGGGGAGGACCGGTAATGGGCAACAAAGCCGTCACCCTCAAAGCGCTCAACCAGCGCGGCGTCGAGGAGCTGTTGCGTCACCCCACCATGAAAAAGATCCTCGACCAAGAGGGCAAAGGCATCCGAGACGCTGCCGGCGGGGAAAAAGCAGGATACGAATCCCACGTGTGGGAAGGCTTCGACCGGTCACGCGGACAAGTCACCGCAGCCACAAGACGGGCGCAAGCCGATGAAGCCAGAAACCGGTCCCTAACCCGCGCCGCCCACGCTAAGGGGTAGTGATGTTTCAGACTCTGCCCGACGGTGAACAAGCACTCATCGACAAACTCCGCCAAGCTTTCCCAAACCTGGCCGTGTCCACGAGGGAACCATCCTCACCTACCAGCGCGTGGGTGAGGGTGTTTCGCCTGGCCGGGGAAGACCAGCTGCGCGGCATGACTGGCGCGGAAACTTACGCCATCGAATCCTGGCACCAAAACCGTGAGTCCCTCGCCGTGAAACAAGCCAACGACCTGAGAACCAGGATCCTGCAATGGGGATTCAACCGGGGCCAGAAGTTCACCAACGGCGACGTGAGCCTCTACATCCGCTCCACTGGCGCCACCGTACCCGTGAACCTTCCCGACCCGGACGGGCGGGCCAGGTACACGTTCAACGCGACTTTTGTTCTACGGCACCACTAAAGACCGTCACCACATTCTTAGGGCCACCACCTCTGGTACCAGACAACCAACATGAAGAAAGGGAGACATCATGCCTCTCCAGACAGTAGATGTACGCAACGCCGACAACGCCCGCGCCTACGGAGACTCCGACACCGACGTGTGGCTCGGACGCATCGTCCGAGATAAGGACGTGACCCTGCCCAAGTCCAGTCAGGCCCTGGTCGAGTTCGCCAAGGAACACCCTCCGCTGGGGTGGCTCTCCGAAGACGGTGTCCCCTTCGACACCGACATCGACTCGGAGGAGTTCAAGGGCCTGCAGGGTTCGCAGATCATCAAGAACAAGATCACCCAGACCAACCGTTCAGCAACCATCCAGGCGCTCGAGGAATCCGTGCGCGTCGGTGAGCTCTACTGGGACCACGGTGTCCCCAAGAGGGTCGCCGGCACGGAACAGGAAGCGATCGTGGACCTTCCCGGTTCGCTCAAGACCCTGGACTGCTGGGCGATTTTCAAGTTCACCGACGGCGACAACTTCGCGATCTACGTGTGGCCGCATGTGCAGATCACCGACCGTGGCACCCTCGACCACAAGAACGACGACCTGTCGCTCTACGAGATGACCACGAAGTTCATCGGTGACGGCTGGATGATCACCAACAATGCCGACTACGTCAAGCACGCCACCGCCGCTGACACCGGCACCACGGAGGAATCCTCCGACACCGCAGTGGAGCCTGCCGCCTAACCAGCGGGAGAGTTCAAGCGAACACCCCTATAAGCCGGGTGGGCCGGGACCGGCCAACAAGCAACCTCATGCCAGCAATGGTGTGAGGTTTTTCTGTTGGTACTGGTGGTCCCCGGTCCCGGCCCACCCTCACCAAAAAATCGTTGTGAGACCACCGCCACTATCAGCCACAATTTGAAAGGTTCACCACCATGGCTACTCCTCGCAAGAACACCACCACCGCTCAGCGCGCCAAGACCGCCGGAGCGAAGGCACCGAAGGACCGGCAGACTGCGTCCAACGACGTCGAGTCCACCATCATCGATTACAACTACCACGGTGAGGTTTACGAGGTCGACACTGACAACTTCGACGACGTCGAGTTCCTGGAAATGCTCAACGTCAACTTTTCCAGTGCCTTACGGATTCTGATGGGGGCTGAGGACTATAAGCGCCTCATTGCACAGATGAAGGCCGAAGACCCGAAGGGCACCGGGAAGGTGCGGGTAACTGTGATGCGTGAGTTCTTCGAGGACCTGCAGGAGTACGTCCGCCCTTTGGTCGGCTAACGGCTCTGAATTACGTCCTCGAGCACCACGGCGGAGCGTTAGAAGCGGACCTGCATCGCTTCTACGGTCTCGACCTGGTGGACCTTTACCGCGGGGAAATCACCGTGCGGAAGGTCGGGGTTCTCCTAGAGAACCTGCCACCAGACTCCGCCGTGAACCGTCGCATCGGCGGCGATGGATCCTTGACGGTCCAAGAGCACGCCCTGCGAAACCTGTTCCACCTCGGAGAGCTACAGCTCTACCAGGCCGGCGGCGGTAAGGGCCGGAAACCCTCCGCGCCGAAGTCCCCGCCGACCTATGAGGAACAGCGGCGCATCGAAGAACGCAATCAGGCCAAGAGGGACCGGTGGCTCCGGAAATACGGCGCCCACCTGCCCTCACAACAAAACAAGAAATAGACACAAGACAACCGGTCAACCCCGCAAGCGTCCGCAGGGGTTGGCCGGTTTCTTCGTGCACCCAAAAAAGCTTTTCAAACATAGGGGGCCCGGTCATGGCTGGAACAAAAATTGAACTTGCCCAGGCATACGTCTCCCTCATCCCCTCCGCCGACGGCATCGGCAACAAGATCGAGAAAACCCTCGAAGCGCCCGCCCTACGTGCCGGACGGGCTACCGGGAGCACGATTTCCAAGGAGCTCAACAGCAGCCTCAGCGCCGGGATGAAGTCCACGTCCAAGCTCGTCTCCGGGCTCGGCGCGGACCTGGTCAAGTCCATGAACCTCGTCGGCCCGCTCGGGGCTGAAGTGAAGAGCGCCAACGCTCTCGTGCGGCAAATGGGTTCCACCTTCAAAATGGGCTTCAATGACGCGCAGGCCGCTGCGTCGTCCTTCACCGGCACCATGGGCTCCCTCGGCGGTGTTACCCGCCGCGCCGTCGATAGCGCCGTCGCACCGATTTACAACTTCCAGGCAGGATTCGCCAGCGCCGAAGGTGCGGCCTCCGCATTCACCGGACGCATGGGCGCCCTCGGCGGGGCCACCCGCAACGCCCTCCAGGCCGCCTCCGTCCCTTTCAAAAACCTCGCCGCCGGCTTCACCTCCTCCCAAGCCGCCGCGTCCGCATTCACCGGGCACATGGGCGTCCTCGGCGGGGCCGTGCGGAAGGTCTACGACGTCGCCGCCGCACCGGCGCAGAACTTCATCTCCGGCCTATCCTCCCAAGCAGCGGCCGCCTCATCACTGACCGGGCACATGGGCACCCTCGGAGGAGCCGTCCGCTCCGTCTACAACACCGCCGCGGCACCCGCGCAGAACTTCTATTCCGGGCTCACCTCGCAAGCCGCCGCAGCGTCCGCACTGACCGGGCACATGGGCACCCTCGGCGGTGTCACTTCCCGGGTCGGGTCCAGCATCAGCGGCGCCTTCACCCGTGCCGCCTCCAGCCTGACACCGGTCCGTGCCGGTATCAGCAACTTCATCGGGGGCATGCGGCAGGCCGACGTGGCAGCGTCGCCCCTATCCGGGAGGATGGGCTCTCTGGGCGGAGCTGTATCCGGAATCGCCTCACGATTCGGAACGTTCCGGCAACAAGCCGGCTCCGCGATCTCCGGGGTCGTCGGGAGCGTCGGTCGGATGGCACAATCCGTTATCGGATTCGGTACCCGTGCCGGCACCGTTTTCGCCAGTGTGGCTGCCGGTATCGGCGCCATCGCGCTCACCGGTGGTATCAACCGTGCCCTTCAGATCGAAAACGCGCAGGCTAAACTCACCGGCCTAGGGAACTCCGCCGCTGACGTCGACGAAATCATGAAGAATGCCACGGCGTCGGTCAAGGGCACCAGCTATGGCCTGGACGCGGCCGCGAGCACCGCAGCTGCGGCTGTTGCCGCCGGCATCAAACCCGGCGCGCAACTGGAGTCCGTCCTCAAAACCGTGTCGAACTCGGCCGCTATCGCCGGGACCGACATGAACTCCATGGGCTCAATCTTCAACAAGGTCGCCGCCACCGGCAAACTCCAAGGCGACGAGCTCCTGCAACTCTCCGACGCCGGCGTGCCCGCCCTATCCTTCCTTGCCAAAGAGACCGGCAAAACCTCCGCCGAAGTCTCCGACATGGTCTCCAAAGGCCAAATCGACTTCGACACGTTCGCCTCAGCTATGCAGCACGGAGTCGGTGACGCCGCCTTCGCCATGGGCAAGACCACCTCCGGGTCCTTCGAAAACATGAAGGCCGCCCTGTCCCGGCTCGGAGCCGGAGCCGTGCAACCGTTCCTGCCGCTCGTCACCCACGTCTTCGGCGGCGTCACCTCCGTCCTAGACGGCATGGCGGGAGTAGTGGGCCCGTTCTTCCAAAGCTTCGCAGACTCCATCGGCCGTGTCGGTCAAGCATTCTCCGCGCTTTCCGGGACCGGACTGACCCAGGACATCGTCGCGCAAATGGGCCTGGCTCCCGGCTCGGCGATCTTCGTGGGCATGACGGAGCTGCTCGGCGGTATCCGTGCGTTCAGCGGCGCCTGGAACGCCATGGACGGGGACATCACCTCTAGCGGCTTCCCCGGCTTCATGGAACGCGCCGCCTTCGCGATTCACGGGTTCTTCACCAACATCAGCCAACTCTCCGGCGGAGCGATCGCCGGCATCGCCGCCGTACTGGCACCAGTAGCAGCAGCCATCGGCGCGATCGCTACCAACGCCCTCCACACCGGAGGACCGATCTTCAACCTGATCAACACGTTCCTGCCGCTCGAGGGAATCCTGTCCAAACTGGGCGGGGCCCTGCGGTTCCTTTCGGGCCCTTGGGGTTTCGTGATCTCCCTAATGGTTGCCGCAGTGACCCAATCTGCGCCGGTGCGGCAAGCCTTCATGGACCTGTTCGGGGCCCTATTCAACTTGGGTCAAACGATCTTCCAAGCGGTAGCACCGGCCTTCTCCACGCTCATGGGTGTGGCAAGCGGAGCCGGAGGGTTCTTCGAAGGTCTCGTCGGGTTCGTCGCCAGCCTCCTGCAGGTCATCGTCCCGGTAGCCACGACCATCATCAATCAGTTCGCCCCCGCCATTGGTGCGTTCCTCGGCGGAGCCATTCGCGGCGTCATCACCGTCATCGGGTTCTTCGTCAAAGCCATCATGAACATCGGGCGTTGGATTGCCCCGGTCATCGTTCAGATAGCTTCCTTCCTCGCGCCAGCCGTGGAATTTGTTACGGGTCTCTTCGCCGAAGCAGCCCGCATCCTCGGCGGCCCGTTCGGTGCGCTCCTTGGCGGGCTGGCAGGGATTATCGCGGTCGTTGCCGGTGCGATGTGGGCGTGGACGATCGCCACGACGGCGCTGAACATCGCCTCGGGCATCCTCGCCGGCATCTGGGCCGTGATCACTTCACCGATCACCCTGGTCATTGGTGCGATCCTGCTCGTCGTCGGTGCCCTGGTGCTGGCCTACAACAAGATCGGTTGGTTCAAGAACGCCGTGAACGCGGTCTGGAACGGCATTGTTGTGGCTGCACAGTGGTGCTGGAACCTCATCGTCACCGTCGTCGGGGCCGTAGTGAACTGGTTCCAGAACACGGTCGCGCCGATGTTCATGACCGTCATTCACGCCATCGGTGGGTTCTTCACCTGGCTCTGGCAGAACATCATCACGCCGGTGTGGAACGGTATCCAGATCGCGATTCAAGCCGTCGTCACTTGGTTCACCACGGCAGTGATTCCGTGGTTCCAATCGGCGCTGGTTGCGCTCGGGATGATCTTCACCTGGCTCTGGCAGAACATCATCGAGCCGGTCTGGTATGGCATCCGTATGGCCATTGCCATAGCGGTCGCGATCATCATGACGATCTTCGACGGCATCATGTGGGTCGTCAACAACGTCCTGGCGCCACTGTTCACCTGGCTCTGGCAGTCCGTGATCGTTCCCGTATGGAACGCCATCGCCGCCGCGATCTCGTGGGCCTACAACAGCATCATTCTGCCCGTATGGAACGCGATCAACTGGTTCATCAACACCGTCCTGGTTCCGGTGTTCCAGTGGCTCGGAGCGCGCATCAACGCCGTGTGGAACTGGATTGTTGCCGCCATCTCCTGGGCGTACAACAACATGATCCTGCCTGTATGGAACGCGATCAACTGGTTTATCAACACCGTCTTGGTTCCGGTGTTCCAGTGGCTCGGGGCACGAGTGAACGCCATTTGGAATTGGATTGTTGCCGCGATCTCGTGGGCCTACAACAACATGATTTTGCCCATCTGGAACGCGATTAAGGGGTTCATCGACAACGTCCTGGTTCCCGCATTCCAGTGGCTCGGTACCCGAGTGAACGAAATCTGGAACTGGATCGTCAGGGCCATCTCCTGGGCGTACAACAACATGATCCTGCCCATCTGTTACGCCATCATTCGGTTCATCAACGACGTGTTGATCCCGGCGTTCCATTGGCTCTGGCAGCGCATCAGCGACATCTGGAACGCGATCAGTACCACGATCACCAACGCGTGGAACTGGATCCGCGACACCATCCTCTCGCCCATGGGGGACTACCTGAAGACCACCGTGGTGGACTTCTTCAACAAGACCAAAGACGGCATCAAGAACGCTTGGGACAAGATCCAAGACATCGTCAAGAAGCCGGTGTCGTTCGTCATCAACACGGTCATCCGCGACGGATTCGTCAAGAACTTCAACGACATCGCCGGGAAATTCGGCGTCGACAAGATCGACTTCAAGGGCGTCGGATGGGCCAGTGGTGGCTACACCGGACCCGGCGCGAAGTACCAGCCGGCCGGTATCGTCCACGCCGACGAGTACGTCGTCAACAAGGCATCCCGCCGGCGCTTCGAGAAGAAGTACCCAGGGTACCTGGACACGATCAACGCCACCGGTGACCTACCGCAGACCCCGCAGAAAACCCACGAACCGCAATTGCACGGCGGAGCCTACGCCGGCACGGTGCCCCCTCACGGGCCCGGAACCAATGTGTGGGGGTCCATGCAGGCGCAAGCGTCCAAGGCCGGGAAGATGGTGTTCAAGGACACCAACATTTCCGGTGTCAATACCCGCTCCGCAGCGCAGGCGTGGATGGGACGTTCCGCGTTGGACGTCAAGATGGGCTCCGGCGGGCCCGGCGTGTCCAGTTTCGTCAACGGAGCTTCCGGCGGTTGGGGCTTCTACTCCGGCAACCAGATTCAGGTCTCGCCCGGGGTCCCCGCGAACCGGGTCCGTGGCGTGCTGGTCCACGAAATGGGTCACGCCCTCGGGCTGGACCACACAGCCAATGGTGACTCCTCCTCGATCATGGACCACATGATGACCGGTGGAGACTGGCCGCACAGCGGCGACTACCAAGCGCTGCGGGAAGTGTGGGGTCAGCCCGGGAAGGGCGTGAAGACCTACGAGAACCCCGGCGGTGGTGGCGACGGTGGCGGTTGGGCTGCCGCGCTGATCAGCGGCCTCATGGACAGGTGGGTGCGCCCGCTGTTGAGCAAGATCCCCGGCGCCGGTCTCATGACCGACTTCGTCAAGGGCGGAGCCGAGAAGATCATCGAAGGGGCCATCAGCTTCATCTCCGACATGTTCGGCGGTGGAGGTTCCGACGACGGGAACGTGTCTGCTTCCAAGGCCGCCGAGGCTTGGCGGCCGCAGGTCAAGGACGCTTTGAAGATGGTCGGGCTGCCCACCAGCGACGACTATGTCAGTGCATGGATCCGGCAAATCCAAACCGAATCCGGGGGTAACCCCAACGCCAGACAGGGCATCATCGACGTCAACTCCGGCGGGAATGAGGCCGCTGGCCTGGTCCAGGTTATCCCGGCCACGTTCGCGGCGTACCGGTCCAAGAGCCTGCCGAACAACCGGTTCGACCCGATGGCGTCGCTGTTTGCCGGCATGAACTACGCCAAGGCCCGCTACGGCATCCAAGGCATGCTCGGAGCGATCGGGCACGGGTCAGGCTACGCGAAGGGCGGCCGGGTCACCTCCACGCTGTACGACGGCGGCGGATGGTTGCACAACACCGGGCAGGCGCAGCTGGTGCAGCACCGTACCAGGAAACCTGACGCTGTCCTGTCGAACCCACAATGGTCCGATGTTCACCAGCTGGTGGAGCACGTCCGGGCTAACGACACCGGCACCCGCTTCGAGACGCACCTGACCGTGCAAGAGCGGCCCGAACGGACCCCGGAGCATATGGCTCAACGGGTCTTTGAACAGCAAGCACACGAATTCAGGAAGGCCGGGTTGCTGCGATGACCAGCTGGGACACGATCGACGGGCGGTTGCCCCGCACAGCGACGCTGCGGTGGGGCGAGAACCTGAGTTTGGTGTTGACGAACCATGAGGAGTTCGGTGCGGACTATCAGGCGTGGGTCAAGGAACTCGACGGGTGGGTCGGTGGCGTGGATGTGCACGCCGAGAACACTCAGCGGACCTTGTCCCACGGCCTGTTCCCGGCGCCGTCGTTGCGCACCGGCCGGGTGCTGAACCTGGAAGGGTACCTGTTCTTTGGGTCCGAGCGGGACCGTTCTATCGCTGAACGGTTCATCTCCGGGGTCCTCGGTGATGGGGAGTTCGGGACCTTGACATATCGGACGGAGACGATGCCGGAGCTGACCTCCACGGTGAAGCTTGACGGTGCGATCAAGCCGACGTATTACGACCTCGACACGTTGGAATTCCAAATCCCGCTGATAGCTGCCGACCCGTTCCTGTACGGGACCGAGCAACGGTTCGTGACGTACCCGGCCGGGTTGAACACTGGCCTACGGTACCCACTGTTCGGAACCACCATGGGTGGCACAGAAGGGGTGATCTCGTTCGGGAAACCGAACCCGAACGTCCGCGCCGTCATCCAAAACCAAGGCAACGCCACCGCCTACCCCAAATTCCGTGCTGTCGGGAACTTCCCCTCCGGATTCAAGATCACCGACGCCCACCGGAGAGTCATCGAATACCCCGTCCCCGTCTTCACCAACAGCCCCGTCGAAATCGACACCGCCGACGGAAGCATCATCCAAAACGGGTACGACCAATCCGGGCGGGCCTCCCGCCGCGAATGGTTCTCCATCGAACCAGGAGCCACCAACTCGTACACGATCGACTCCTTCCAACCCGGCGACGGACACCTCGAAACCATCCACCGCGACACCTACCTCTAGGAGTACCCCGTTATGGCTACCGCGCTCGGCCTCGACATCGACCAAACCGGCAAAGGCACCACCGCCCAAGACCTGCGCCGCATCATCGGCTCCGTCTACCGCACCCCTGGCATTATCTCCGGGGCCGCCGTTGCACGTTCCAGCACCGCCATGAGCTACCAGGTTTACGACGGATCCGTGGTCATGGACTGGGGCGGCGACGAAAAAGTTATCGTGCCCGTCCCCAGGACCACCCTGCCCACCGAACAAAACCCCGGCGTGACCGCACGCAGGGACAAGGTCTTCGTCAAACAGCAAACCGTAGAGGCCGACGGCTCCAACGACGCCTACGTCGGAATCACCACCGGTTCCCTGCCGCCCCGGTCCTTCCTCCTGGCCGACTACGAAGTCCCAGCGAACACCACAAAGAACACCTCCGAAGCGATCGACCGGGCCAACCGGATCTACACCCGGCAAGCCGGAGCCCAATACGGGCAGGTCGCCAAAATCACCGACAACGATTCCACACCGCATACCGGCAAACAGCTGGTCTCTCGTGGGCCAGCGCGGCTGTTCTTCGGTGCCATGACCGACGGTGTCGCACCCACGGACCGGGACATGATGGTTCACCTGACCTCATGCATCAGCGCCGCCGACAGGTCCCCGTTCGAGGCCACCGGCTCCGTGATCTACAAGATCTATATCAACGACAAAGTCGTCGCCACCTTCGAGCGGGTCTTCAACCGGTTCTGGGAAGCCAAGACGTTTAGCGTGCCCGTGCTCATTCAGCAGCCGGTCAACACCATCCGCTACACCGTCCAATGGAAATCAGGCTACGAGGACTGGCAGGTCCGAGCAGGCGGGGCCGACCAGTATCCCGGCGACACGCTTGTGGTGATGGATCACGGAGCAGCGAACCTATGAGCAACTACCAGGTGTTCTTCATCCGCACGATTACCGGCGAAAAAGGGGCACGGATTGAGCCGACCGCGTTGTCGTGGTCGATTGAGCTCAACAAAACCGAAAGCTGCTCCCTCACCGTCAAAGCCAAAGACCTGGCCAAAGTGGACCCGGCCTGGTGGTACCCCGACGCCGGCGGCATCCTGCTCACCTATCAGGACCCGTTCGGACGGAACCTCCCTATCGTCGCGGGACCGATCCAGGGGTGGCCGACCGACAAGGGAGACGAGGTGTCATTCGACTTCGCCGGCATACGTGACGTCCTCAAATCCAGGAACATCACTCGAGACAAGAAATATCGGGGCCTGTCGCTGGGGTCGATCGCTTGGCGCATCGTCGAGGAAACCATGTCCGAGAAACCTGGCGGGCTGCTCCCGATCGTCCACGGGTCCCCGGACCAGGAATTCACTGACGACGCCGATCACCAACGGACCTACGAAAAATGGAACTTGGCGAACAACAACGTCGACAAACGCTTAACTGAGCTTAGTGAAGTCATCAACGGCCCGGATATCATGTTCCGCCCGGAATGGGTCGACGAGACGGAGCAGCGGATCCAGTGGTCCATGGTCCACGGCACGGAGAAGCGGCCGCCGATCATCCAAACTTGGACGCCGGACTTTGACCTGACCGGCCCGAACCCGTCGATCACTGACCCGCAAGTCACCAGCGACGCCTCCATGCTCGCGAACCGGGTGTGGGCCACCGGTTCGGGCGAAGGCGAGTCTGTGGCGCGGCAATACGCCGATGACCTGTCCTCGCTGTCGAAGTGGATGCCTTTTCGGGAACGGGTCATCTCGGACTCGGACCAGGGTAACGACGAGAAGTTGTTGGCTAAGGCTCGCGGGGAGATCGCCGCATCCCAGCGCATCGTCCAGCAAGTTTCCTTCAGTACCCGCGCTGACTCGAAGAAGTACCCGCTCGGGTCCTTCCACGTGGGAGACACCGGGATGGTCAATATTGCCGGGTTCCTCACATTCCCGTCGGGACGGTGGCCGATGCGGCTGTTGAAGTTGTCGGGGAATTTGGATGAGAAAGTCAGCCTCGAGTTTCAGGAGGATGCGTGGGAATGACACGAGCAGGGGAGTGGAGGTAGGGACCCTATGGTGCTACGGCAAAATTTGAAGGCGGATTCGACGGACACGCTCCGCAACATCCTCAACCAAGCACAAACGCTTCACACCCGCCCCTTCGGGCAGAAGGCCGCCACGGCGGACGAGGGCATTGATTACACCACCAGCACGGGTCAAGTCCTCCGGTGGGACGGTGACACGGTCGCTGACTATGACCGGCGTATCACGGAGGGGCAGCAGGCGATCGCTGAGGCCACGGCGGACTTGGCGGAGGCTGAGGGCAACATCAACGCCGCTAAGGACCGTATCGCCGCTGTGGAGGCGGATACGACCCCGGAGGCGATCGGCACGACGGCGGCGGGACAGATCAACTCCCGACGCCTCATCGTGGGCCGGGACGCGATCCTCACCGGCACCGTGGATGTTGCGCAACTGAACGTGACGGAGCAGATGTCCGCCGCTGTGGTGGACGCTATGAGCGTTGACGCTAAGAAGCTCGTCGTCACGGAGGACGCGATCCTCAACCGGGCCACGGTTGTTCAATCGTTGGTCACCCCCGAGCTCGTGGCGGACCGGATCAACGTTAAGAATCTCGGCGCGAAGCTGGTCACCTCCGGAGCGCTACAGACCGATACAGCCTCCAATATCGGAGTGAAGATCGACACCAACGGGTACCGAGCCTACGACGCCGCCGGAAACCTCGCCGTTGACCTCAACGGGAAGAGCAACCTCATGATCGGATCGTTCCAAACAAACATCGCCGGGAAGACCGGTGTCCGAATCAGCGGGCGAAACTCCATCTCCGCCATCGACCTCTACAGCGCTGATGCAGGGACCACAGGTCAAGGCACCCTCGGCGGTGCGCACGGGTTTGCGTTCTTCTCTTCACCGACGTCGCTGGGGTCGACCAACCTCGCCGTCGGTGCCATGAACCGGGAGACCGGACTCAACGACGACGACCCACAGATTGTGTTTCGGCCCATCGGGAAGACGATCAGTTTCAACGGGAAATTTGACAGTTTCGGATCCGGTTTTCAGTCCGGGCAGTTGACCGGCGGTCAAATTTCTGCTGGCGGGTATATCGACTGGACAGTTACCTTCGCTAAAGCGCTCCCAGCGGGGAGCCGACCTATCGTCCTGGTTTCCCCGGTCGCGGGAACGAGATCCGAGTTAGCCTACGTCATCACGGAGGACTCCACGACAGGATTCAAACTGCGCGTGGTCAATAAATCAGGTAACGCGACCTCGGCGGTCTGGATCAAATGGATCGCCTTCGCCGCTACCGCTGATTAGGAGAAGAACATGGACGAACTTCAACACCTTAAAACAAAGGTTGCATACCTGAAACAAGAGAATTCTGCACTACGGGACCAGCTTCTCGACGTGCAGATCCAAGCAGGGATCGTGTATCTCTCCGATACGAAGGAGCCCACCGATGGCAACAACGATTGATCTCACCAAATACAACGACGCCGACCTCGCGGACCTGGCGGTTGCGGTGAATCAGGAACAGCAACGCCGAGCCACTATAGCCAACGCACAAGCCAACCTGGACCAAGTAGTCAAGAACTACCAGCAAGCCACCGGAACCGCACCAACCGACGGGGCCGCATGGAAACAACCCACCAACTCCCTCAGCGCTTACCCGACCGGAGCCACCGTCACCTATAACGGCAAAACCTGGACCAGCACCACCCCAGCCAACGTCTGGACCCCCGGAGTAGCCGGCTGGATTGAGAAACCAACCGTCGGAGCCGCACCCGCTGCATGGCGGCAGCCCTCCGGGGCCGCTGATGCTTACAAGAAGGGTAACCAAGTGACGTACAACGGAGCCGTCTACGAATCACTTATTGACGCCAACACGTGGTCTCCGGAAGCTTACCCGGCAGGGTGGAAGAAGGTGATCGTATGAAACCGGCTATGGGGCATTGGGTTGCGCACCTAGGGATCGCGTTGGTGTGCTTCTCCCGAGCGTTTGCCTATAGCAACTTTCTCACACCGGCTGTGTCCTCGCCGGGCCCGATCTTTTTAACCGATGACGGGCAGTGGCTGTGGGTGTATGTGCTCATGTGGTTGACCGTAGGAACGGTGGCCGTCGTGGAAGCCATTCGCCCAAGGTCTACGTGGGCACTGCCGGCTTTCGTCGGGATCATGACCGTTTGGGGGTTGTCTTACATCGGCGCGTGGCTTTTCGATAATGCGGAGCGGGACCCGTGGATGACTGCATTTCTCTACTTGGGTGTTGCGGCTTTCGCTCTAGGAGCTCATTTGCGGGTGATATTTCAAGAGCGGAAGGTTGCTCACTTAACGGAGACGATCGGGGCGAGGATTACTGGGAGCGTGAACCAGGTACGGAAGGGGCATCATGAATGATTTGATTGGCCCGGTCCTTACCTTCGGTGCCGCAATTTTTGGTGGTTTGATCACGTGGTTGGTGAAGAAGACACCGGAGAAGTCAGACCCTTCACAGATTATGAGCGAGGCATACTCGAGACTGGCTGACCGCGTGGAGCAGCTGGAGGATTCCAATGCGAAGCAGTGGGGCGTTATTGAGGAGCTACAGAGCAAGGTCAATTCGCTGTGGTCCAAGCTGCGACGCACCGTGGCGTATGCGCTGGATTTGGAAGAGCGCATCGTAGAGATTACAGGGGAACCGCATGAGCGGCCGCCTGGGCTAGACGAGATATTGGATGACAAATAGTAGGCACCCTGCCGGGGTGCCTTTTTCATACCCAAAAACAAGGGGGAAGGAGGGGGGCATGTCAGATGTGACAGAAGCAATGATTGATTGGTTCCAGCAACGAGCCGGAGCCGTCACCTACAGCATGAACTACCGCAACGGGCCGTATTCCTACGACTGCTCGTCCTCGGTGTACTACTCGATGATTTACGCCGGCATCTGGGGCGGCGGCATCGGCAACACCGAATCCATGTTCACGGACCTCCCAGCGATGGGCTGGTACGAGGTTCAGGGCGACGAGAACGGCATCCCCGCGCAACGCGGAGACGTTTTCATCTGGGGCGACCACGGATCCTCAGCAGGGGCCAGCGGCCATACAGGCATATTTGTGGACCCCGACAACATCATCCACTGCAACTACGGCTACAACTCAATCACCGTCAACAACCACGACTACATCTGGTCGGCCAACGGCTCCCCGTCGTGCCACATCTTCCGGTATTCCGGGAATGAGCCGGAGGCCGTCGAGAACGTCGTGCAATCGACACCTATTACATCGAAGCCGGAAACGGCAGAACCACAGAAAGATTGGTTTGACATGGCAAGTCAGGAAGACCTCCGCGCTGCTGTGCGCGACGTCCTCAAAGAGCAAGGCGGATACATCCGTGGCCTCATGAACACGGTCATCCGCGAAGAGTGCAAGAACTTCTTCCATGAGCGCTCCCTTGCGGGTGCCCGGTCGGCGTTGAATGAGCCGATGAACCGTGAAGGTTCAATCAACGGTAAACGTGTCGGTGGCACCACGTCGGTGGCGTTGGAGACACGGTATGCGGCGGCTAATGCTGGGCAGGCTATTGCGGCGGCTAACAAGGGAGGCAAGTAATGAGTAAGACTGTTGGAACTACTACGCTTTCCGCTACGGGCGGTTCGGTGATTGGTGGCGCTATCGCCGCGATCATCCTCTACTTTTTCCCCGTCGATGCCCAAGTGTCTTTGCTGGCACCTTTGACGATCGTCATTTCCGCCGTGTGCGCTTTGGCTGGTGGGTATTTGGCGCCGTCCAAGGCAGACAGCCTTCGCCCTTACCTGGATCAGGCGACCGACGACATCGCGGGAAAGATCGTCGCTGAAGTTCCGAGCAAGGACGAAGTAGCCGAAGCCGTCGTCAACCGGACCAGTACGGACTCATACACCGGTTCCCACGCCGCAGATGTCCCAGCGACAGAACGAGGACTTTCCGAGGCCTACCCGGACATTGCGTCTATGGCTCGCTAACATTGGATGTGTCCGGTAAAGATAGTCCCCATAATCGTCTAACCGGACAGAAGAGGCCCCCGTCCACCTTTACCGGTGGGCGGGGGCCTTTTCGTGGTTCGTAGACTCAAGTCTACCATGATGGTTGGATATTGAATTGGAGTGTATGGTTAGCCCTCGTAGAAGCATCTGCGGCTAGTCGCAGGTCAATAGCCATTTGGATGGGGACAATGGAACATACAGGACTTCGACGTCGAAGCATCATTAAAGGCGGAGCTTGGAGTGTGCCGGTAATTGTCGCAGTAGCACCCGTGCCCGCATATGCAGCGTCGCCGACTAACCCGGATTTAGGGGTACTGTTTGACGGCGGAGGTGGATCCAATGGCTACCTCAACAGTGTGTACGTGGATTTGGGTGTGCCGACCACGGGATCTCCGGTTACTCTACAAGCACCGCTGATCATTACTTTGAACGTGGTGGGCCTGCTGGCTGGTGCAACGGATGAACGTGCCTTCACGGTTTCTGCCAGCCTGGGGTCGGTCAGTCGAGGTGCATACAACGCCTCCACGCGAACCACAACGATTACCTGGACCTTACCGGCCGGTACGAATCTGCCGAAAGTCAGCACAGCGACGGGTGTCCCGGACATGCTGTTCAGCTTTCAGGATGGCGCTTCGAGTAAAGGCCGAATTACCAACAAGATCGTCATCACTAGTACAACGGGTGGAACCATCGTGAGCCCCGGAAGCGTGCCGTTGGACTCAACGGTCGTGAAAGATGTCAGCGGTGTGAGCCCCGACGGCATCTACTAAATTGCCCCTCAAGGCCCCCACTCACCATCCGGTGGGCGGGGGCCTTTTTGTGTTATCGAGTCTTGTTATGGCTGGGCCTCTGCTGGTCCCATTTGGTGATGGTGGATTCTAACCATCCGCGCACGGTCCCAATTCGCGCATCAGGTTCGGGTAGCTTGTATCGACCGAGCGTGTCAGGTTTGACCCCGATCAAAGCAGCTACTTCTTTTCTGGATAGGTACACCTGGGTCAT